TGCAGTTGTGGGAGAATTCGTGTGTATGTCACACGAGCTCCCCAGTTTTCTTTTACAACTTCTTTAACTGGTTGAATCACTGTTTGCATGCCAAGTCGGTAAGCATGAATCATTTTACCTTTGCCCAAGTAAACGCCAACGTGGAATGAGCGGTTGCTACCTTTGTGGTAGAAAGCCACGACATCGCCAGGGATTGGGTGTTTTACTTTTTCGCCAGAATTGGCTTGGACATTAGCTCGATGTTCTAACTCGATACCAACTTGTTCATACGTCCAGCGTACGAGAACGGAGCAGTCCCACCCTCTCGGGGTTGCACCAGAGAAAACGTACCAGGTCTTGCCTGCGTACTTTTTCACTTTTTCAAGAGCTCTTTGGATTTTTACTTGATTAGTCATTAGCTTCTTTACGTGAAGCGCATGCTTTTCCAGCATCGTCTGAGCGGCTTGATTTTTATTTAATGTATCCATCAATGAGTGCTTTACAGTTTTTGCTTTAGACGCAATAACTGTAGGGGTAGACACATTTTCAGCAACAGAGGCATGCGCAGCTGATGCTGCACAACCTGCGAGAGTCAACACAATTGCAGATGATATTGACACTAGTTGTTTATTTTTCTTTTTCATTTAGCGACCTTACCTTTCATTTCTTTAGTACTGGGGTCGTTTATTGTCAAAGTGACATTCTATTCAGTTTTAGATGCGAAAAAGCACATCCTCCCTTTTAGTGGAAGAATGTGCTCTCCGTACTATCCAGAATACCACAACTCTAGAGTAGGTGCGTCTATTTTGTCAACTTGACACGTCTATACATGGCTCGATAGGTAACTCCGGCAGCTTTGGCCAGGTCTTTAACAGGGACGCCGTTAGCGTGGAGGCGTAGACAAATAGCGGTCAGCTGGTCGTTTGCCACAGCTGCTGCGGAGGAGGTAGACATCTTTGCGCGGTACTGGCGGGCAATCGGAGCAATCGACTGAATTAGCTCAACCTCGTCGGGGAGAATACCCGGAGAAACGGGTGTGGTCTTTTGGTAGCCGTCCGGGTGGGTCAGATAGCTCGGGTGGGGGGTAGGAATAGGTGCGTCTACTAAGTCACGTTCGGTTGGGGGAGTGAAACGTAGCAGCCAGGAACGAATGGTCGAGCGTGGACGTGGCGGAGTAAGGGAGTCGCCGATAGCCTGAAGAGTCCAACCGGAATGATAAAGATCATAGACGCGCTTAATCAGTTCCTCTTGCGGGAGGGAATTAAGGTAGCGTTTTTCTTCCGGAGGGAGTGGCTGCTTACGAGCTGAACGTCGATCTGTCATAGATATAGTATAGCGGCAAAAGAGGTGTACTTTATTTAATTTTTAGTACCTTAACGCTAACTGCTTTTGGCCTGTGAGAAGGTAGCGCATGACTTTGGCCCCCCTTCGATTTGTTTCCTAAACCGACCCCGGCCTCTTTTTTATCAAGGGGGGCTAGACTATTGCCTTCATTGATAAAGGTTTAGAGAGTAGAGGAGATAGGAGAAGCAAAGTAGAAACATAGGTCATAAGGCAAGCAACCCAATCCAGCACACCTAGACCTATCCAGCCCAGCACAAGACCAACTAATTTTTATTTATTAGTTAGACAAAAACCTAGAGGGGTTAGTCAATAATAAAGTTTAGATTTCACAAACATCTAGCCAGCACCACTCAACTTAGCAAGCAATTAGAAAATAATAACAACTACCTACCTACCCACCCAAGCCGAGCAGACCCACATAGATACACAACAACAGGACACCCACCCAACTACTAGTCAGCTGAGAACCTAACCCCAGATACTCACCACAGACTAAAGACTTTATAAAGTTTTACTAGCAGACCCGACCGACTACTCCAGATAAGAAGAACACAATCAAACAACAGACCAGCCACACCAAGACCAAAGACAAAGTGAACCCACAACCACCCCGACCAACGCAAGCCCAGAAACTCCACCGTGTTTATTCATAGCCAAAACCAATCCCATACAGAAACGCCTTAGGAGGCTCATAGAGGGCTTTACCCCCTAGAACATACTTTCATACCAAGCCCCTTGAGTTAGTCGATTCTCAGCGAATTGTCTTAAATGGGAACACTTATTCCCCTAGAAATCAAGCATCTAGCCAAGCAGACAGCCAGCCCAAGCAGATAACCTTAGGGGCTAGGGCAAGGCTAGGCAGGGACAGGCAGAGCAAGACAAAGCCCCCAGACCTCACCGTGTAGGGTCTAGGGGCTAAGTAGGGTCTATGCCCAGTTGATTACCCAGTCATCACCTAGAGCCTTGACTGCCTCAGCCAACTCTCTAACCTGAGCAAGCCTCTCATCAAAGTAGCCAGCAGGGCGACCACCAAACCAGATACTAGGCCCAGCCTTACCCTCAGCCTCTGCCTGAGCAAGACCAGAGAGCATACTGCCTAGCAGACCTGAGTGGTTGCCAGCCTCAGCCCCAGTCATCTTGTAGGCAGGTAGTCCCTCATCAGCAGGGTTGATAGCCTGAGCAATCAAGACACGACCTAGCAGGTCATCAGCAGACAAAGACCCAGCCCAGTCCCCATCTCCATCTTGGTCAATCCTAAGACCAAGTAAGTCCATCAAGGTTTGAGCATTGAGGTTAGAGAGGTTGACCTCTGCCTCTGAGAATGATTGAGTGGTCTTGTTGTAGCCATAGAAACTAACGGACATTTGAGGTTTCTCCTATCGAAACTTGCCAGCCTCTTTGACTGGTCTACGACCAGTCTATAGCATAAAAAGCAAAACACGCAACATTTAGATAACAGATTGATAACAACTGAACCCCGGACTTCACCGTGTGATGCTACAGCCCAGAGCAACAAACAGACAAACACAAATGGACACAAGTGGACACAAGTGGACACAAAAGGGCAGAACTATAGACATCTAGCAAACTTGTATAGTTTCAGCCCAAAACTATACAGATACCCAGCCCAGCCCCAACAACTCACCGTGTGATGCCCCGTATCACTGTTATCAAGTTGTTATCAAATGAACTTGACTAAATACTAACTACACTGCTACGCTTGCCATAGGCAAGCCAGCAGGGCAAGCCCTTACAGATAGGACAGAACCAAATGAACACAACTACCACCAGCCCCCTAGCACTACTAGGCACTCCAACCACCATTGTTGTTGTAGTCCTAGACGAGCAAGGCGAGCAACTTATTCGCCCAATCTACGAGTGTCATTCTTGGGACAGAGTGGCTGATTTCGTTGAGTTCCACCAGACCATAGAACTAAAGCACACTGCTGAAATTCAGGTTTGGGAATACTCCAAGCACCTAGCCACCTTCTTTGTAAATAAGAAGTAGGCAGACCCCAAAGCAAGCCCTAGCCCCAAAGGCTAGGGTTTTGCTTTGCCCCCAACAACTCACCGTGTTGCTTTCCGTGTAATCCTCGGCAGGCGAAAAAATGAAAAATCACTCCACCCACAAACCACCAAAAAAAAATCAGCGTTTCAGCCAAGACCCAAAAAGAGCAACAGCCCAGCCAACCCTAGCGACCCCCAACGCTTCACGATTGGATACGAGCCAGCAACTTACGCCACACACGCCAGACAGCCGTCAAAGGCTTACGACTACGACAGCGAACCACGCTAGACCCCAGCCCAGCCTTATCATAGGCTTTGAACCCGACCCATTGAGCCTTATGAGCCAGACCAAACAGCACCCGTGTTATGACCCGTGAAGTCTTGTAAATACCTAACCAGAACCAACGCACTCTAACCAACTTTCTTGCCTAGAAGTCTAGACATTTCGATAATCACATTTTCAGGAATAGGGTTTTCACGCCCAGCATTTCGTTCCAAGCATACAGCCAAAGGGACATCTAGGAAACTCTCATTTAGTTCGAAGTCAGCCCCACACTCACCAGCCAACTTACGAAGTGAAGCCAAGCCCTTATCCACTAGGTTAGTGTTATCCACAATCACCAACTCAAAGTGATTGCGAAACGCTTCACGAACCAAGTTCGCACGCACCCGACCCAGCAAGTTCCCAGAGTGATTGGACTTGGCATAGGCAGACCCAAATAGCATTTGAGAGAGTTCATCATTGTTGATACGCAGAGCCACGCCAGCAGGACACGAAGCCAGCAACTCACGAGCATAGGTAGATTTACCAGACGCAGGGAGACCACGAAGCACGAGCAACTTAGGCATTTTCCAGACCTTCCTTGACGACCTTAGCCAGACCAGCAGAGCGAGTTCTGGCACGCTTGGCAGACTTATTGCCGTGTATGCCCGAAGCGTTAGAGCGTGAGCGTTCACGCAAGACCAGAGCCAAGGCAGAGCGTTCAGCCCTAGCCCTAGCCTGTTCAGCCTTGTTGAGAGCCATTAGACCTCACACTCCCAGCAAGACGGGGACACATCTCCATAGAGGAAAACGCCGTGTTGGCAGTAGTCAGTCTTACGCTTACGCTCTAAGACCTCGGTCATTTGCTCGACCATAGGGAGTAATCGGTCAGGGTTGCCACCCAGAGAGAGTTGGCGATACGCTTCTTCCAGAGCGTAGCCCAGAGTTTCAGCAGAGTAGTTGGCATACGGGTTGTTTGTTGGCATTTGAGTTCCTATCTCGTTTGGAGTTCCAGCCTACCAAAATCAGCAGGGACTATCAACTTCTTACGAAGTTGTAAATCACCCTTATCTCGAAAAAATGAAAAATCTTCTTAGCCCCCGACCCGACCAAAAAACTCCCGACCAGCCACGCAGCCAATCGGGAGTTTGTAAAACGATCTCCGTGTTTTACTTTTTGGCAGTTGCCTTTTTGTAGAGCGACACTAGGACAGAGTAGCGAGTGGTCTTGCGTGTCTGCTCATAGACTTCGGGGAACATCTCGGCTAACTTCTTTTCATCAGTTCCAGAACGCTCACGCCAATCTCTACGAGCAACATCTATGTTTCTGTGGACTAGAGTATCAACGCCAGCCTTATCAAAGATTTCATTGACTTCGGCAGTTAGGGCAGTTTTGATTTTCTCTAGGCGAGTAATCTCGGCACGAACATCAGTTAGTTCGTCAATCAGGGCAACGACTTTTAGCGTAGCCTTAGCCGTGTTGGTTTCGGTGTTTGTGGTCATTAGTTATCTTCTTCCGTTAGGGTCATCTCTACTTCTTCAGCGTGGCACTTGCCACAGAGTTTAGAGTTTGTGTAAGGGGATAGAGTTTGGAACACTTTGCCAGCGATAAAGTTTCCACAATCGGCACAGGTTGGAATAGTCATCTTAGTAATCGCTATCGTCAGTTAGGTCAGCGTTCATTGCTAACACAGGGTCAGGGGTGGTTAGTGTGTCGTTAGAGCAAGAGTGTTCATCTTGAGTAGCAGGGTAAGAAACCCAGCCACAGCATTCAGTGTATTCGTGAACCATTTTTGATTTCCTATCATCATTCAGCATTTCTGCCTACATAAGAAGTAAACCAGATCCCGATCATAAATACAACTTCTTACGAAGTTTATTTTGCGTTTTTCTGGAAAAAATGAAAAATCGCCTACCGAAAAAAAAAATAAAAATAAAAAAAATCCCCGAACCGAAGTCCAGAGATTTTTTTGAGGCCGTGTTGTTATCCGTAGATAATCTCACCGAAGAATGCGAGTTGTAGCATTCCGTCGCTCACGCAGTGGTCAGGGTCTTCCAAGTCCCAGCGTTGCCCGCAGTGGTGGTAGTTCTCTTTGACGGAGATTGCGTAGGCACGAGCAAGGTCATCTATGGTTAGGGTCTTTGTGATTTCAGGTTCATCATCATCATCAGGGTCGCAAGCAGTTAGAGTAAAAGTTCCGTCGCCGATTTTGTCCCAGTCGCCATCCACGCCATAGTTGAGTTTTACCCACCAAGACGAGTATTCCCAGCCACCACCAAAGGTAGAAGACCAGAGCAAGTCTCGGTCAATGCTCACAGGAATTGTGATTAGGTTTTCGGTGTTGTGTTCCATTTGAGTTCCTATCTCTTATTCAGCATTTCTGCCTACATAACTATCTAACCACGCAGCCAGCCAGAAAAAAAATGATTTTTGGAAAAAAATTTCTTTTTTCTGGAAAAAATGAAAAATCACCTAAGAACAAGCAACCATAAAAAATCCCCCGACTTGTTATCGGGGGAAGTTTTTAGAACCCTAAATCTGGATAGTATGGAGTAGGGTCGCAACAATCCACACAAGAGCCGTATTGAGTGCTGTATCTCTCTGGGTCAATCAAAGGGTTCTTATCTGTAATCACGCTCTCGCAATCAGGACAGGTTTCCACCTTGCCCGAAGTAAGTCCAACTAGGTTTGCTACGAAGTTGATGTCTGTAAAGTTTTCCATAGCCATTACTTCTTACCCCCTAAGAATAGAGCGATAGAGCCACCGAGCAAGAGCAGACCTAAGAACCAACCAACCAGCAAAGAGTTTGGAGTTTGATTTTCCATAAAGAACCAAGAGCCAACCCCGATTGAGTAAGCACCAAGTCCAGCGAGTAGATACTTCATTTTTAGTTCCTATCTGTTTAGGGGATTTTTTTTTATTTATCCCGTGTAATAAATCTATACCTAGCCACCGACATTTATCAAGACTTAGCAACAAAGTCTTTGTTTATTCTGGAAAAAATGAAAAATCAACAAGGAACAAAGCAAAAAATAAAGTGGGGCTAGGCGATAGAAAAGGTGGGAAGTTCGCCTAGCCCCGATAGAGAGTTTCATCTCTCCCGATTAGATTGGATAGGACAACCTAATCAAGCCATTTTTTAGTCCGTGTTCGCAGTTTGCGATAGACGGAGTTTTGACCAAGTATAAAGCCCAGACCTACCGAGCCAGATACCAGCATTGAGATAGCGACCAATAGCCAGACATCTTTGTTAGCCATTATTTTTTACTCCAAGCACTACCAGCGAATACCACCGATACTGCCACACCAAGCCACAGACCATCTAGCCAGACTTGATTTGCTGTTGCTGTTGGTTCAGCACCAGCACCGATTAGCAAAGCGATACCGAATAGCCAGACCAGAGCGACTAGGGGAGTGATTATGATACCAGCCACTAATCTACGGATTACATACTTATTCATTTTGAGTTTCCTATCTCTCAGCGTTGGATTGTTCCAACAAGACCAGCCTAACAAAATAAAAGTTGCCGTGTCTAGTATTTTCCAAAAGTTTTTTTGTTTATTCTGGAAAAAATGAAAAATCAATCCACAATCGCCGAGCCAAATAAAAGAAACCCCCTTGCTCTGTGTGCGTAAGCAAGGGGGCTTTAGGTATTGACCGAATACCTGACGGGGCTTTACTTGGTCTTGACCCACTTGAGAGTGGTTTGTAGCAAGTGGTCATAATCGCCACTTGTGGCTTCCGTGTAGTAAGCGTCAATGGCTTCCTTTGGCAGACCTGCTACCTTCATAGCCTTCATAACTCGGGCTAGGATTGCGAAGGCGTTTCCGTCTTCACCGACCAACTTGACGGTTTTTACTTCTGGATACTTGACTTCCATTTCTGGACTTCCTATCTATCAAGGGGACTTGGCTTTTCCTTATCCCGTGTTATTATCCTAACCCCGACAACAGACATTTATCAACTTCTAACGAAGTTTATTTTGTTGTTTTCTGGAAAAAATGAAAAATCTTCTGGCAAAAATAAATAAATAAAGTTCCCCCTAATCGTGTTTGACTAGGGGGAAACTTTGTTAGTGTTTTGGCAACTTGGCAACTAGGGTATCTAGTGCCAAGCGATAAGCCTTGTATTTGATTTCGGCTTCGTGTTGCTGTTCAGCAACATACTTAGCGTGTTCATCATTTCCAACTGCCCATAGATTTCTCTCAACGCTGGTGATTGTCCATTTGGCATACTTGCTGGAAACCATTGAGATTGCCTTTACCAAGTTGTAGTGGTTATGGACTTTGTAAAGTTTTGCGATTACCATTTCGGCATACTGCTCTGCTGTTAGGTTCATTAGTTCCACTCTCCTAGTGCCTTCATAAGTTCATTAGGGGACACTTTGAGTTCCACACACAACTTAGCAAGGGTGTTTGCTGGAAGTTGGCGTTGCTTGTGGAAGTATCTGCTAAGGCTTGACTTTTGTAATCCCGTGGCAATAGCAAACTGATTTAGGGACTTGTAGCCTAGTTTGGTGTATCTGGCGATAAACCATTCCCAAGTGATTTCGCTTTGAGCCTTTACTTTTGTTTTTGGCATTTTATCTCCTGTTGGTTAGTTAGGTCTTTTGACCTAAGACCAACTTACACTATTTCCATCTGGAAACCAATTCCCGTGTATTTATTTTGTTCCTATTCTGGAAAAAATGAAAAATCGCCTAGCAATCTCCAAAAAATCTGGGCAACAAAAATCCCCCTGACTTTCCTAAGGTCAAGGGGACTTTCGTAGCGAGAGAGATTACTCGGTGATAATCTCAATCGTGGCTGGGCTGTCTGGGTGAAGATAGAAACGCTGTTCTGCTGTTCCCTGCTTGACTAGCAAGGTTAGGGACTTAGGGGCTAGGGTTTCCAACTGCTCGGCTAGTTCTTTGATTTGAGCAACTGCCTTATCTAGTCTGTCTGTTGCGTCTGTTAGGTCGCTAGGGTCTGGTAGCGAGATTGCTTCTAGGTTGCTGATTACATCTTCTAGTTCGCTTACTGCTTGCTCTGCTTCGCCTACTGCTTGCTCGGCATTTGACTTAGCGTTCTCTGCTGCGTCTAGGGCTGACTTTAGTTCGCTTGCTACATCTAGGTCAATGTCGTTTAGTTCGCTTGATACTTCTTCCAACTCGTTCAGTAGTTCTGCTAGTTGGTTTGCTAGGTTGTCGTTGGACACTCTGGCACTTCCTATCTGGAGAGAGTGAGCCGTGTTGCTCACATAACTATCAAACCATAAACCACCGACATTACAACTACTTCTAACGAAGTATTTTTGTGTTCTTCTGGAAAAAATGAAAAATC